GACGGTCAGCTTTTCGAGCAGGCAACTGGTGACCCAAACGCATTCGTTAACGTAGTAGACGCTGAAGTTTCAGGTCTAAAGCGTGACGTTGCACGTGACCTAAACCGCCAGATCTACGGCGATGGAACCGGAAAGCTAGCAACCGTTAAGACAACTGCTACTAGCACCACCATCGTTATGGACAACGCACAGTGGGTTGAGCCAGAAATGGCTGTTGCTCTACTAGACGGATCTGACCTAACTGACGGAACCCCAACCGTTAAGTCAACCGTCACCGTTGTATCTGTAAACGAAGACACAGGCGCTGTGACCTTCTCAGCTTCAGTTGCAGCAGTTGCAGGTGACATCATCGTTCGCGGTGTGTCAGGTGTTAACTCATTCAACAAGGAGCTAACTGGTCTAGGTGCAATCGTTGGTTCAGGCAACTCACTACACGGTATTGATGGCGCAACTGTTCCAGTATGGAACTCAACCATCAAGACTCTAGGTTCAGTAGGTACCCCGGGTACCCTAACCGAGCTCGACTTGATCAGCCTTGTTCAGAAGGTTGACAAGCAGGGTGGCGAAGTTGACGTATTCCTAGCAGCTCCGGGCGTTTACAACGCTTACTGGAACTTGCTACAGGGTCTACGCCAGTTCGTAAACGGTGCAGGTCTAACCGGTGGTCAGCGTTCATTCAGCTTCGAAGCTCTTGGCAAGCCAATCAAGTTCGTATCTGACTACGCAGCTCCAAAGGGCACTCTATACGCTCTATCTTCAAACCAGCTTGTGATCAACCGCAAGAAGGACTGGTCATGGATGGACCGTGACGGTGCTATGTGGCAGCGCGTTGGCGACACTGACGCCTACCGTGCGACTTTGTACCAGTACTCAGAACTAGGTACTTACCGTCGTAACGCACACGCTAAGCTATCAAACATTGCCGAACTAGGCGCGTAATAGCTAGCTGAAAAAACTCCCCCTGTGCCTGTCCGTCTCGCGGGCACAGGGGGTTTTTCATTAGGATAGATGTATGGACGTAATTGACTTTTCCCGCATAGACGGTTTGTATAGCCCTTACCAGCGCCGAGTATCAGAAGTGATCAGGGATGTATTTCCTACTGTTCGCCTGATCCGCTTAGAGATGGGCCACCCTAACTTCAACCCAGACAGGCCGTTTGCGCTTATTGACGAACCGCTGGGCGTTCCGTCTTATGTTATTCGCACGCTTCACGAGTCTGAGATCGATCACCGGTTGCTAGCAGAGCTGCTACGCAACAACATGAACGACCCAAATTCTGAGATAAGTAAGCTACGATTATTAGAGATGGCAGAGGCAGCGATGGATGCCAAGCGTGAACAAGAGTGGCGAGAAGAGCGTAAAGACGTACTCAAGAGCGCGATGAAATCGCACAAAAACACTTGGTCTCACAACGGTAAGACAATTAGGAAGTAGTCATGGCAGCCGAAGAATTTACTCACACAGGAAACGACGTATCGCTTCGTGTTCGATCACAGTTTGGTGACACTTCAGGTGCCCAGCTTGGTGACCCGGCGTTGCTATCTTGGATCAATGACGGTCAGAGAGAGATCGTCAACTCGAACCCAATCCTGCGTGACGTAAAGTACTCGGACCTTGTAGCTAACCAGTCAGACTACACCTTCCCTAATGACAAGGTGCTAGTTATTGAGGCTATCTATGTCAACGGCTACCCGCTAAAGAACCTAACTCCACAGGCTGCTCGTGACTTCATTCTTTCAGCAGATCCAGAAAAGATGCTCAAGGCTGAGCGTCCGGAGATCTGGTACGAGCGTGCCGGTGTTATCTCGCTTTATCCAGTACCAAATAAAACTTTCACTAATGGCTTGAAGCTTGAGTTCATCAAGAACCCTACTTCTCTAATCACTTTGTCAGACGCTTTGAGCATCCCAGATCGCTACTTCAACGAGCTTGTCAACTACGTAATCTCACAGGCGCTTGAAATGGACGAAAACTACGATGCTGCCAATTACAAGTTCCGCCAGTTCCGTGACGGACTAGACCGCCTATTCACCAAGGACACTCAGTCGCAAGACTCGCTTTACGGTGGAGTTCTAGCTGATCCGAGCGATATTTACTAATGTCACAGATCATCCGCGAAAGAAGTGCTGCACTCCAGCAATTTACTGGTGGTCTAAATAACTACTGGGACCAGTCGTCTATTGCTAACAACGAGCTAGCCGACATTATCAACTTTGAGTTCACAACTAGCGGTTCGATGATGTCTCGCCCAGCTATCTACCCAGAGAAGAAAGCGGGCAATGTCGTTTACACTCCGGTTGCTGGTCAGCCTATTGACATTATTGGTACTTACATTAAGTCAGACGGCACCCGCTATCTAGTTGCAACTACAAACGCTAAGACTTGGATCTATCAGGTTGAAACTCAGCTTTGGACTGAGATCGCTAGCTTTGCAGCGACCGACTGCACCCAGTACCTAAACAAGATTGTTCTTTCCTCGTCCACTGCGGGTCAGGGCGGTTATTGGGAGAATGGTACATTTACCAACACTCCAACAATGCCTGCCCTAGGTGGTATCGAGCTTTTTCAAACCCGCTTCTTTGGCTTTGGTGTACAGGGCACCGCTACAGCAAACATCGTCTACTGGACTAACATCTCAACCGCTGGCCCATCCGGCGAGTCTACTTCGGTCTGGAACTGGCTAGACGCAAACCTAAACTACATGTATGTCGAGATCGGTGGCGGTGACGGTCAATGGATCACTGCTATGGCTCAGGGCTATAACGACATCGTAATCTTCCGCAACCGCTCAACCTACCGCTACAGCTACGGCGACGTGCCTGAAGAAGGTCAGATGCAGGTTATGCAGCAAGACATCGGAGCCGAGTCTCGCCGATCTGTAGTCAAGTTTGAGAACGCTCACTTTGTCCTATCTGGTGGCATCCTTTACAAGTACCAGAACTGGCTGTACTATCCACTTAACGCACAACGAGTAAAGTTTGAGAAATACGATAACTTCACCCGGCGTTTTCAACACGCAGTTAGCATCGTGGGACGTCGATGCCTCGTCTGGCACAACGGATCCATGTATGCGTACAACCTAGATACGGACACATGGAGCGAATGGGAAAGCACAAGCAGAGCCGCGTATTTTTGGACCGTGCCTCGACGGTCAGAAGAATCAGAAGAATCTCTCTTTTTTGGTATCACTGGAGACAGTCTCCAACAGCAGCAGGGCCTTACAGACTTTTGCTTGTATCGTACAGAAGACTCCGCAGTAAGCGCCGTTGGTTCTGAAGAATTTGTCTGCTACCTAAAGACTAAGATCTACGACTTCGATACCCCTGTGGAATGGAAGCGTCTTTACTTCTGGGCAGCTGACCTTGCTACAGCACGCTCCGTTCGTGCTGGTGTGGTACCGGTTGCACTTACCGAGCGCCCAATTGCAGTTAACTGGGACGAGCTATCTCAAGAAGGCCAGTACGACAACCAGTTCTACAACTGGGACGAGCTCAGCAAGACTGATAGCGGTGACCTTATATTTAGCACTTGGGATCGCCCAAAGCAGCCGGGCACGGTTGAGTCTGTTATTCGTGACATTCCAGCAACCGGAGCTCCAGTACGCCTAGAGGCCAAGCTTGATAACGCTCTAAGGTTCCGTCGAATCTACTTTGAGCTATACTTGAGTTGTGACGGTACGGCGTCCACTTCACCTGTTCAGGTCTTCAGCATTATGCCGATGATCGGCGCAAAGGCAAAGATCGCTAAGGGAGCAAACTAATGGCAGAACGCAATGCCAAACTCGGCAACTACGAGTTCAACCCTTACGCTGCTGGAGCCAAGATTTACAGCAACATGACAATGAGCCCTACTTCTGGCCCTGTGGACAAAGCTGGATACGCAGAACGAGACCGCAGAAAAAAGGCCAGACGAAACGCAGTTCTTGGTAAAATACAGGCAATGAATACTGGCGCTTTTGCCAGTCCTGACGTTCTAAGGTTTATGAAGTAATGGCAATTATGGCAGGTACAGGTGGCTTCCGTGAGCCAGCAACTAAGGCTAAGCCAGTTGCAACTAAGACAGCTACACCTAAAGTAGTTGCCAAGGCTCCAGTTAAGTCTTCGGCAAAGTCCACAACTAGCACTGCTCAAGATGCAATCAACAAGCAAAAAGCTATTCAGTCGCTAAGAAATGCCGACAACATCACGATGGACATGCTTAACAGGGTCCCAGATCAGGCAGCAGTACAGCAGACTCCAGCCGAGCAGTGGACACTTGAATCAGATCCGCTTTACCAAATGGCACTTGCTGGGGGACAGTCAGAGTTCAATTACTCACGCAATGCTGCTTTGGCGGACAAGCAGACTCAAGAATCAATGGCTGCTTCTGAGCGTAAGAATCTTGACACAGGCGCATCCGAATCACGTCGCCGTCTGGCTGGAAATTATGCAGCTCGCGGAATGGCTGGCGGTGCAGCTGGTGCGCTATCACAGGCTGAGGCTCGTGCAAATGCTGAGCAGATCGCTGCAAGGACTTCAATTCAAAACAAGATCGACGCTCTAAACCAGCAGTTCCTATCAAACTACGGCGCTGTTGGATCAGACTGGACCGGCACGCTAGCCGGACAGCAATACAAGTCACAGGCCGCTCAACAGGCTCTTTCAGCACAGTTGGCTAGATACGGAAGCATCTAATGGACATTACAGACATCATCCCGCGTATTCCGACAGCTGCTGGTAGCGCTAAGACAGTTACGCCTAAATCAATTGCTGCTGTGACCAAGGCTCCTAGTGCTGCTGCTAAGCCAAAGGGCATTAGTACACCAGCATCAAGCACTCCTAGAGTGACTGCTCCTAAGCCAACTACTTCAGCGCGCTCAACCGCATCTTCAGGCACTGGTACTCAGAAGTTCCTTGCCGACATGCTTTACGCAGATCCAAGTAAGCAATTTGCTCCTGCGCTTGATTACCTAACCCAGCAAGAACAGGCTGCTAAAGATCGCTACGGAAAGAACAAGGCTAGCCTTGAGAGCATCCTAGGCACACTCAGCGATCTCTCAGCCAAAGACTCAGCTCGAATCAACGAGCAGTTCACTCAGTCAATCACTCAGCAGCAACAGGCTCTTGCAGCTCGTACAGCTGAGGCTCGTGCAGGCTCAGCAGCTGGTGTTGCTCAGGCAGCTGCAACTGGTGCAGAACGTGGTGCTGGTCCGGGCATGGCTGTAAACCCAATTCAGGTTGCAACCGAAGAAGGCATCGGACAGTCAAACGCTTACCAGCAAACATGGGAAGGCCTAATGAAGGCTAACCAGATGCAAGCTGTTCAGGACACCGCTACACGTCAAACAGGCTTTGGTTTCCAGCAGGCTCAGGCTGTTGCTGATCTACAGAAGAGCCTTGAAGATCGACTACTTACTCTTAGTGGCAACAAGGCTCAAGTTCAGTCTGACATCGCTCAGGCTAAGTACTCTGCACAACAGCAGGTTCGTGAAGCAAAGTATGGTGAGGCTATGGCTGCTGCTGAGCGCTCTCGTCAGGCTGCTGCTGCTGCTGCTGCTGCAAAGGACACTTTTGCCCCGGGCATTCAGGGTATCCAGCAGAAGGCTCAAAAGTCTGGCGTTGACTTTAACGGCCTACAGGCTGGACTAAGCGAAGCTTACGATGCTGCATTTGCTAAGTTGAACCCAGATGGCGGTGCGACACGCGCGGTGCAGAAGCCTAGCAAGGCTGAGGTTATGGCTGCTTGGACCCAATTCAATGCTGGAAACTCCAGCGCAATCTCGTTAGCTAACGACCTAGCTGGCTTGCTATACACTACGAGATAACTATAAACTTGCAGTAATCACTGCATAGGACGGTTTCTTTTGGCTGATAACACCGACTCAACTGGCACTTTTAAAAAGTCAAGCACTTTTAAAAAAGTCGGTGGTACTTTTGCAAAGCCGGGCTCACCCTCTTCAAAGCCTAACGACGCGCTAGGAAACATCCTTTCCTTCGGTCAAACTGCAATCGACACGATCTCAACTCCGCTTTACTTTGTAAGCGGTTTAGTAAATGCCAGCATCGACAACGCTCAGGGTGAGCGCGATAAATCAGGCAAGACATACGACGTTCTAAAGCGTGCAACTGACAATGCGTTTGCATGGCAGTCTGGCAAAAAAGTCACTACCGGTAAAGACATCCTTACTAACCTTGGCTACTTAAAGCCGGGCTCTGGTGGCGCTGATGATCCAAACAGTGTGGCTGGCTTTACTTCGGGCTTGATCACTGACATCTTGCTTGACCCGCTAACCTATACTCCAGCCGTTCTAATCTCAGGCCCACTAAAGGTTGCAGCCACAACTGGTCGCGCTGCTATTCGTGCAGCAAACATCGCCCGCAAGGGTGATGTAGCAGCTGAGCTTGTAGCTGGTGCCAAGAATGTTCCAGTTTCAGCTCTCAAAGACGTCACCACAATTCCAACTACTCGTAAGCCAATTGTTAGCGAGCGCCTAAAGAAGGCTCAGGGCTTTGAGACGGAAGCACCGCGTCTGAGAACAACGCTTGCTAAGGCTGGCGATACTAAGATCCGTAGCGTGCTTGGGTCTGTTATGGCTAAGTCTGACGTGGCTGCTAACTACAAGTACCAGACCGCCAAAGTAAACAAGGCTGACCGCGACTTGATGGGTGCTGCGAACCAGATCGCACTCTCAGGTATTATCGCTGGTCGTCGTGCGATGGCTGACACAATTCTTTCGATCAGTGCCCGCGAATGGCTCACCAAGCACTCTAAGGATGCCCTACGTGAGGCTAAGAGGGCCGGTACCAAGCTTCCTGCCACTGCGCTTCCTGTAGCCAGCTACGAGGCTATCAGGGCTGCTGAGCAGGCTATTCCTGAGATGACTACAGCAGAAGCTGTACAGATTACTAGCACCACAGGCGAAAAGGCTGAATTCGCTCCGTACACTGCTTACGAGTACGACAATGGAGTTTATGTCGGTGACGGCAAGAACATCTACAAGTTCAACGATGTAAACGACGCTGAGCGTTGGATCACTGAGACAGTATCACCTACCCCAGCACCTGCAATTCGTGAGGTGACCGTAGGTAAGGCCGGTAAGGGCTACAACGTAGCTGTAAACGGTGAGGCGACTCGTACCTTCAGAACTAAGAAGGAAGCTGACGCTTATGCAAATACTGTTAAAACTGGTGAGCGCGTTGAGCCTGTTATGGCACCTACTCGCCGGTCCGGCGAACCAATTCTGGATCTAAGCAACGACAACAACATCGTTAACGAGATCCAAGGCCTAAAGGCGACTGATGCTGACGTAAAGAAGGCTCAGGCTACTCTCAAGGCTTTGGATGCAATTGCAAAGAAGGCTGTTGCTACTCGTAGCGGTAGCTCGACTGAGGTTGCCAGCAAGATCCGTAATCTGCTCGGCGTGGAGACAATTGGAAACCAGCGTTTGCTTCGCACTATTCCGGCAAACATTTGGAAGAACATGGACATCTCGATGAAGAACGAGATTGGTTATGGACCATTCCAATTCATCAACGAACTTATCGCCAAGTCTCGTGACAGTCGATCAGTGGCTGAGCTGCTAAAGATGATCACAGGCATCAAGCTAAAAAGCGGTAATACCGTCGGGGCTCTTTACGACAGTGGCGTTGCTTTCAACAAACTATCTAAAGACGGTTCGGTTCAGAAAGAAATCGTAGATCGCTTTAAGAACATCCTTCGAATTGTCTCAAGGGGTGGCGTAAAGGGTAAGCAGGTTATCCTTGGCGAAATCGCAAAACTTGCTGGCGCAAATGGCGAGGCTATTGCAAAAGCAATTCAGGAAACCGGCTACCTTGACACTCTCTCAGACGAGTCAGTCAAGAAGGTAAACGAGATCCTAGCCGGGCTTGACGTTGCAGTAGAGGAAGTTAAGTACAACAACCTAAGCGAACTTATCGCCGGTATGCGCGATCAGCGTCACAGCGTTGATAGCAAGACTTTGCTAAACCTACTTAAGCGCCTTGACCCAGACAACGCTGACATTACTAAGGTTGAGCGTTTTGCTGATGCAGATGCAAACACATTCCTAAGCAACATCCTGCTTGGCGAAGGTGTACAAAATGTTGCAAAGACTCGTCGCCTAATCGAACTTTCAAAAGACCCAGACGTTTTGATGAAGTCAATTGGTGTTGCTTATTCTGATCTTGGTGCAGCGACAATCATCAAGAAGCTAAAGGGTGGCTATGGCCCAGAAGATGCAGCCCTAGAAGCCCAGAACGCATTCCACAGCCGTCAAGCTGCTGGCGAGCGTATCGCTAATGACTGGGGCTTGGTCCTAAAGCAAAGCCGTGCTGACTCAGGTCAAGCTCGTTGGGCCACTGCAATTTCCACAGCACTTGATGCTCGTCTAGCCGACATTATTCGCCTATCTAATGACCCAAACAGCCTTGAGCGTTTGACAACACTAGGCGACTCTGCGCTTACTAATGGCCTAGATCCATACGTAAACGGCTCAGAAGCAATCCTAAAGTTGCAGCTCAACCAGTACGTAGACACTAAGATCTTTGGTTCACTAAACGGTACTCTAAGTAAGCGTGACTTGAACGCTATAAAGGGCGACAAGGAAAAGGTTCGCCTAACTGCTGAAGAGCGCGTAAGAATCAACGCTGATGACTACGACAAGGTTCGTGATGGCTTGCTGGCAACCATCGGTGGTCGCCCACGTATCAGCAAAGCTCGTGATGACATTGATTACCAAGCCAAGCTTGAGAACGAGATCTACGACAACCAAGCGCATTTTGTATTCCTAGACAACGGTGACATCATGCGCGCCTTCTTGGATACCGATGCTGGCAAGATCATGGAGCAGGCGTTTTACCCGGGACAGCACTTCGGATGGAAAAAGTGGAATCCTAAGACTGACACCTTCTCTGTTGCCGGTGTTGACGACATGGTTCGTCGCATGCTTGAAGTTAAAGAAGCCGACGGTATCTACGACCGCGAAGAACTTATTCAGCGAGCATTGAGTCGTGCAACGGCTCAGGGTCAGCCTTCAGATCGTTTCCTAAAGGTTTACCGCCCAATTGCTGAGAACATGGTTGACCACTTGATCAGCGACCCACGAGCTATTGCAGCCCTTGAGGATCTACACAAGTCTCGCCTAATCGCAACTATCAACGACAGCTTCAACGGTGCTCAGTCTCTATCTGAAGACGTTTACAACACTTTGATCGATGGCTGGCGTGCAAACTACGCTGTTGGAAAGTCGCTAAGCAATGCTGAGCGCCGTGCGCTGGTCCGCGACAACTTCCGTAAGTTTGTTTACGCTTCAGGCATCATGCGCCTAAAGGGTGGCGACGTAGCTGAGGCTGTATTCCGTGCAGCTGGCATGTCGTTTATTGACGGTGGTCGACTAAAAGACTTGGCATCAAAGCTCCCTCATGCAACTATCAAAGACACTGAGATCATTGACAACGAGGAAACCGTAGAATTCCTAAAGAACTACTACGCTTACCGCAACACCGAGCGTGCAGCTGAAGTCGCACCTACTGGTCCAGTTGAGCCACAGATCATCGCTACAAAGAAGCAGCGCGAAAAAATCGAGAAGGATTACACCGAAGCAAAGCTTGCTTACGAAGAAGTTATGCGCCGGGAGCCAGATCTAGCAAACGACGCTGCTCGTAAGAAGTGGGAAAAGGACTTTGACAAGATCCAGTCAAAGCTTGATGACGTGCGCTACAAAGCTCGTCAGGTTGGCTACAACACACAGCACTATGTATTTGGCAAATGGGTTGACTCTGCGGTTTACAACCAAGAGGCAGCATTAAAGCTAGCTGAACAGCAGAACCTACGCTACCTAGCAAGTGAAGCCGGTGTTGAAGACCGTGCTCGTTTCTTGGTTGATACTCGCCCAGAGTTGCCAAAGCCAAAGAAGCTAACTAAGAAGCAGCGTGAAGCATTACTAGCAAACTTCCGTATAGAGGATGAGGTTATCCAGCTACAGAAGCAGCAGGAAGCTATTGAGAATGCAGCTCAGGCCGTTGCAGACGACCTAGATGCTGGTAAGTTTGACGATCTAGGCCTATCAGAAGCCGAGAAGGGTCAGCGTGCGCTACAAGAGGCTTACACACGCTCGCTACAGGCCAACGAGATGGTTGTCCACGTCACTTACAACTCTCGTAGCGGTATCCGCAACAAGACTGTTCACGACAACCTAGCAGCTCGTACTGGTGAGCGTATCTATGGTCCATCAGGCCGTTGGAACACTGTTCAGCTGATCCACGAACGCGAATCTACTTCGATCAACCGTATTGCTCGTTTTGCTGAATACCTTGACGCTGTTCGCAAGACTTACACCGGTGTTGTAAACATGGATGACTTTGCAACTGTCTGGGCTAACATCGTAAACGACATCGAGCTACCAGCCGGTACCCCGGATGAGCTAATCACTTTCCGCGATGACCTAAAGCGTGCAACAGATCTTTTGATCAAGAGCGCTGACACTAGCGAGCTAACCGCTATGGGACTCGACGGCAAGGCACTTGAGTCGTCATTCCGTAAGTACGGCATCACTGAAGCTAAGGGCATCCCACCGTTTGGCGACAAGTCAAGCAAAGAAATGGTTGACTGGCTACGTACTCTGCCATTTGCTAAGCGCCCAGAGGGCATTGTTGAAAACTCTGAAGAGTTCTACCAGTGGACTGCTAACGCTGAAGCATTTGCAAACAGCGGTGAAGACCCATTCCTAGTTCTAACTCGTGTGCTTGAGGCCGTAGAAATGGCTAAGGGTGAGCGCACACTTGCACTTGAGTTCACTAACCGCTTTGGTTGGAAGGCTGCTGGTTTCAAGACCCCAGAAGCTGCTATCAAGGCTGGCTGGGTAAAGATCAAGGGTGTTGGTGCCAAGGAAGGCGACCTAACCCAGTTCTTGCCAGAAGTAGAAAATGGTGCGCTATTCCCGCCAGAGATCGCTGAAGAATTTGGATCACTAGTCAGGGAATGGAACGAGCTATACAACAACCGCATGCCAGACTGGACTAAGACAATCATGGAAGTTCAGGGTTTCCTAAAGGCTACCCAGACTATTCTGCGAGCTGGTCACCACGTGACTAACTTTGTTGGTGACGTCGGTACTGCAATGATCGTTGGTGTTCGCAACCCGATCCACTGGCAGGCTGGTTGGCGTTTGACTCAGAAGTCTCGCTTATCTCAGTCTGCTATCGGCGAAGCCGATCGTCGCTTGGATCGTTTGTTTGGTCGAGCGTTCCGTGCATTCGACGGTGAAGGTAAGGCTTACCAGACTGTCAAGGATGGTCAGGAAACTCTACAGTTTGCGCTCGCCGTAGATGGCAAGTCAAAGCTAGTTGACTTTAGCGATGACGACATCATTAACATGTTTGAGCGTCGCGGTATTTTTATCAGCAACATCTTTGCGAACGACATCCAAGGTTTGGCTGACAACATCATCGCTGACACAGCAGGACCAGCAGCATCGGTTTACAAGAAGATCGGCGCACGCTTTACTAGCACCGCTCGTAAGATCGAAAAGCCTGCCGGTGACTTTGCAGCTTGGTATGGAAATGCAACTCGTGGAGCACACGCTCTAAAGGTTATGCAGTCTCAGGCATGGGCAAGCATTGACGATGCGCTAGACGCAGCAGCAGATGCCGTAAACAAGTTCCACCCAACCGTTCAGTCGCTATCGTCCACTGAGCGCAAGTGGCCTCGTTTTGCATTCAGCTACTACACATGGATCCGTGTTGCACACAACGCAATGGTCGACATGGCTCTAAACCACACAGCAGCCTTTACCTTCTACTCAAAGGTTCAGTACAACCTTGCAGCAGCTAACAACCAAGAGCCAGCAAGCTTTGGTCAACCGTTTGCAGACAAGACTAAGTTGCCGGGCTACATGAGCTACTCCGTATTTGGTCCTACAACAACTGGCCCACGCGGTGGTTTGATCTTCAAGCCAGCCGTCTTGCCACTTGACGTATCAGACTTCTGGAACATCACTATTGATCCACAGAAGACTATGGAGCAGAACGTATTTATCAATACCGAAGCTGCTACTCGTACCCTAGGTAAGAGCATCAACCTGATCGTTCAGCCGGGTATTGAGGCTGTCACCCAGACAGATCTAGCAACTGGCAAGCCTCTAAACATCGAGGGTATCCGTGGCGTAGCTGACCAGATGATCGGAAACCTAGGCTTTAGCACCCTGCTAAAGGGTCTAAACCTTTACACACCACAGAACAAGTTGCCAGAGAACACTAGCAACCCAATTACTGACCGTGATCGCCAACTAAACCTAATCAACTGGATGACCGGTCTGAAGTTCCGTGATACGATGACTCCAGCTGACATGAAGAACGCTAAGAACGAGTTGGCCCAGCGCACCAAGGAAATGTTGCTCGAACAATACAAACAGGAGACGAAATGAGCGATAACGCACTAGAAGTATCAGCAAAGATTATGTACATGACGCTAAATGGCGTTTATGGACTGCACGATTTAGCTGAATTTGAGCTTGAAGACAACGACAAACCGGTAGAGGGTTGCAGCCACTGCACCGAGATGGCCAACATCAATAACCCGGATGAAGGCAACTGGACTGTTATCAAGTACCCATGTCCGACTGTAAGCATTCTGCTACACGACATGATCGACGAGACGGATAAAGAAGAAATCCCAGCTGAATAGCTGGGATTTTTTTACTTACTCATCTTCTTTTTGAGAGCCATGCGCTTAGCTTTTTTAGAGTGCTCAGCACTTTCGATTTTTTTGCTTTCGCCCATCTCGCCCATAGGCTTGAAACCTTTTTTGCTCTTGTGGTAAGCCTCTTTAGGCTCGTACTTAGCCATTATTTACCCATCTTCTTCTTGAGAGCCATACGCTTAGCCATGTTAGGTGAACCCTTCATAACCTTGAAAGTCTCGCCCTTCTTTAGTGGAGTCTTCTTAGTGAAGATCTGCTCAACTAGGTTTTTCTCGCCCTTACCGATGTTCTTAGCACGCTCAGAGCGCTCGAAATCCATCTGCTCCTCGTAGGTACGACCAGACGAGTTAGTGCCCGGAGGGGTACTTGGCTTTGGCTTTGACTTCTTCATTATTTCGCCTTCTTTGTGTTTGACTGAACGGTATCCACAGCCTGCTTGATGCCAGCGTCGAATTCTTCGTCAGATAGCATTCCGTCAAGTGCGTAGTTGAACAATAGACCAATAATTAGACCCATTAGCGAACCCATGGCACCAAACATTGCAGACTCTAGGGCTCCAAAGCTAAGCACGTTTCCGGCTCCCATGAAGCTCAAACCAGCAGCAGCAGTAAAAGCAAGCACTCTAAGAGTGCGCTTTACCGGCTTCTTTTGGAAAAACTTTTTCATTACTTAACCAACTTCCAAGTCAAAGGACCT